TGTCAATGAAATCAGGTACTCTCTTTCAGTGTTCAGGATTATCGAATCGTTTAGATCCGAGCCTGAATACGAGGTTGAGAGTATAACAAGTGATTCGACTGCAGATGAAAATCTAGTAGAAGAAATCAGTTGTTACATCCGATCTTGGGACAAGCTAAGGTTAATACCTAAGCTTGTACCATCACAACTTGTGATGAGTAATAAAGCAGGACCGAATGGTCCGGCTACTATCTCAGCAATAAAGGATCTAACCGCTTTGCGGAAAGAACCCAAGTTGCTAGATAGTATCAAACAGATGTTGAGTATTTCATCAACATTCATTGATTTAGACTCATACAAATCACACGAGGGTGACTATAAAACGTCAAAACTCGTTCTGTTAAGTGATAAGGCGTGTAAAACACGAACTATCGCCATAGCAGATTGGTGGTCAAATACATCTCTGCAATCGATTCATGCAAGCATGATGAAGGCATTGAGTAGACTACCAAGTGATGTGACCTATCGACAGTGTGATATACCTAAACTTGTTAAAGGTTTAGGAACACACTTATACAGTTCTGATATGACTGCGTTTACGGACAGATTCCCAAGAAAACTTGAGGTCTGTCTGTTAAGCGCAGCATATGGTGAACCTGTTAGTAGGTTGTGGGAACAAATTGTCTCAAACAGATATTTTTCTCACCCGAAAGGGCAAGTAAAATATAGTTGTGGCAACCCCATGGGCCTGTTAAGCTCATGGCCGGTATCAACACTTTGTCACCATGCTGTAAAGCAATGGTGTGCATATAAGTTAGGAATGAAATCCTATAAATATCTTATATTAGGTGATGATACGCTTGACTCCTCAGAAGAGGTGTACAAGCTGTATACGGATACAATCCGTAGACTCGGTGTTTCCATATCACTCTCTAAATGTACTCAAAGCGAGGACGGCAGTGCCGAGTTCGCTAAAAGACATTTCCGAAACCATATAGAAGTGACGGGTCTCCCCGTTCATCTATTGGAGTCGGTACAAGATAAACCTGAACAATTCATAGAATTGGTTAGGATATCTCGTGAGAGAGGGTACGAGGATGAATTCCTCGGCCCGTCTTTGGATTTGTTATTATCT